ATGAGGCTGTTTCGCCTGCGGCCGCGGCCGGAGATGCTGTGGCATGCTGACTGGATGGCGACGTCGCATCTGGGGGAGTGCCTGGTCAGCGCCCGGGATGAGGCGGAGGCGCGGCGCCTGGCGCGGGTGCTGTTCACCCGGCCGGGCGTGGTGCCCTATGACGCCGATCCCTGGGGCCGGGGTGACCTGGTCGAGGTGGCGACCGCGCTCCGCGCTTTGCCGCTGCCGCGCGGCGTGGTGGTGGCGCTGCCACGGCCGGCGGCCGCGCCATAGCCGGAGCCGGGTGGCACCGCGCCGCGCATGGGGACCAATCGTCTGGATGGCCGCCCCTCGCCGACTTCGCCGCTTTGGCATGCCGAGGATGCGACGCTGGTGCTGGCCTGCGCCTGCGGGCGGCAGGAGAATCTGCGGGTCCGGGAGCTGTTCCGGGGCCAGCATCGGGATGAGGTGCTGTGGCGCCTGGTCTCCCGCCTGCGCTGCGGTTGCGGTGCCCGGCCGCGGGCGCTGGATGTCTCCACCACCCTGACGCCGACCCGCTATGCCTGGGCCGAGCGGATGACGGTCGACCAGGCGGCGCGGAACGGGCTGCGGCTGCGGCCCTGCTGCCTGCAATGCGGCCATCTGGGCGCGGAGATTGCGGCGCAGAGCCTGGTGGGTCGCCATGGCAGCCGGACCCTGATGCAGATCAGCAAGCGCCTGCGCTGTCGCAGCTGCGATCGGGTGGGGCATGTCGGGGTGCACAGCTACCCGGCGGGCATGCCGTTTCGCCCGGCCCAGCCGCGCTTGCCGATGCCGGCGGAAACGCCGTCACCACCCGCAGAGACGTCGCCCGGTCTGGTTATGGGCGAGGATAGCGCGGGCGGTGGGGTCGGTCAGGCTGTCGGCGCGGCTGACGAGGATGGGCCGCCAGGTGCCGCAGGGGTCAGTCCCGCCGCCAGTCCCGGAGCAGGCGCTCAGCAGCAGCAGGGTTCCGAGCCACATCACGATCCACCGCATCCCGGACCTCCCGTCTGTTGAGTGCGCCTTGCGCCTGGTCCAGCGCGACGTCGCGCCGTGCCTGGCGCCGGCCGGCGAGGTAGGCGCCGGCGATCGCGGCCAGCACCGCCGCGGCGATCGCCACCCAGCCCTGCATCCGGCTCCAGAGGCCGGCGAGGATGCCGATCACGCCAGCGCCTCGGGGCGATCGCGGCGGCGGGACAGGATGACCGAGAGGGCGATGACGGCCACCGCCACGATCAGCGCCACGCCGGTCCATTGCGGCAGGCCGCCCAGCGAGGAGATGACCGAGGCCGCCGGCGCGGCCACGGCGACGGCGGTGGCGACGGAACTGGCGCCGCGGCCGGTGCCGGTGGCGGCCGCCTCCAGCACGGTGGCCACCGGCCGGACGATGCCGGCGCGGCGCAGGCCCTCATCGATCACAGCGGCGGCGTAAGGCTGTCCGCCGAGCTCGTGGCGGATGATCGCCTCGACCATCGGCCGCATGGTCTCGTAGCGCTGAAGGTCGATGGCCGCATCGGGATCCACGCCCAACGCCGCGGCGACGCCACGGACATAGGCGCCGGTGTCGTTCTCCTTGGGCGGGGCCCAGCGGTTGATGATGCCGCGGACGGTGCGCAGGCCGTGGCGGTCCTGATAGGTGGTCAGCAGCACGGCCAGGGCGCGAATGCCGTATTCGTGGCTCTCGAAGACGGCAAAGCGGGCGCGGCCGCCATGCCGCGGCGCGGGCTCGATGCCGACCTGGCCCTGCCATTTGTTGGCCTCGACGTAGTCGATATTGCCGGGGTTGCGATTGCGGAATCCGCGCGTCTGCTCGAGGTTCTTCTGCGTCATGGCGTTCTCACGGGTTGGGAAGGATGCGGGCGATAAAGGCGCCGATGGCGCCGGCGGCGGTGACCATGGTGGAGACGCCGATCCAGCCGCCCTTGGCCTTGGCGAGGGTGTCGCGCATTTCCGCGACCTGTTCGGCGACGCTGGCCAGCGATCGCTCGACGCGGTCCATCTGCTGCTGGAGGTGGCGGACATTGCTTTCCAGCGCGCCGAAGTCGCGCGGGCTGATGCTGTCGGGGGGCATGGTTTCGGCGTCCTTCACGGCACGCGGGCGGCGATGGAGGAGTATTCGGCGGCATAGGCGCTGCGCCATTTGGTGGCGGCGCTGAGCAGCCTGGGCGTGCTGTAGCTGGCGTCGGTCAGATCGGCGCGGCCGAGCTTTTTCGATTGGTTGCTGCCCCAGCCCCAGAGCGTGCCGTCCTGCGCCACGGCGAGGGTGTGGTTCAGCGCGCAATGCACCCAGCGCCATTCGGTGATGGTGAGGCCGCCATCATCGCCGACGACCTGGGTCAGCGTGTCGGTGTTGCTGGTGGTGCCGATGCCGAGCTCGCCGGCGGTGTTCTGACCGCAGGCCCAGAGGGTGCCGTCATTGCGCAGCAGGAAGGTGGAATACTCGCCGCAGAAGACATTGACCCAGAAGGCGCCGGCGGCGTTGGGGGCGACGATGGCGGGCAGCAGGCTGCTGACGCCGGGTCCGCGCTGGCCGGAGCTGGCCAGGCCCCACATCCAGACATTGCCGTCCTCGTGGAAGCCGGCGCCGTTATAGGCGCCGACGCTGGCATAGCGCCAAGGGCCTGCGGGGCTCACCAGTTTGCAGTAGCGATCCTGGGTGTAGCCCTGGGTGGTGATGCCGCCATTCTCCTCCGGGCTGCCGCGGCCGAGCTGCATCGAGCCGTTGTTGCCCCAGGTCCATAGCCTGCGCTGATCGTCGAGACCGGCGACCCAGCGATGGCCGACCCACATATCGACAAAGCGGATATCCTCGCTGCGATAGGGCGCGGCGGTGAGGGCGGTGTTGTAGGGGGTGCTGCGGGTGCCGGTATTGGTGCCGTCATTGAGTTGGGCGGCGATGTCGTTGCGGCCCCAGGTCCAGATGTTGCCGTCGCGATCGAGGGCGGCGGAGAATTCCGAACCGACGCCGACTTTGCGCCAATGGGTGGCGCTGCCGATCTGGGTCAGGGCGCGGCGCAGGGTGGTGTCGCCCTGGCCGAGCTGGCCGAAGGAGTTGTCGCCGGCGGCCCAGATGGTGCCATCGGCGCGCAGTGCCATCATGTGCCGGCCGTAGAGGGCGAACTGGGTCCATTTCTGCGGCGTGGCCCAGGGTGCGAGGGGCAGCTGGAAGGCGTTGAAGTACTGGTCGGCACCGGCGCCACCGGCGCCGGTCTCGCCCCAGGAGTTCTGGCCGGCGACGTACCAGTTCATGTCGGGCTCGATGCCGCCGAAGAAGGCGCGACGGATGAGCATCAGCGCATCACCTTGCCAAAGAGGGTGGTGCCGCCATTGCCGGTCCAGATGAGGATCCAGTCGGTGTCGACGTTGTTGAGGACGATGTTCGTGCTGCCGAAGACGGTGGTGTAGCTGCCGTCGGGGCGGAGCCATTTGATGGTGGGCCAAGTGACGATGTGGCTGCCGCCGTTGACGAGCTCGATGAGGAGTTCACCGAAGCCGGCGGGCCATCCGGTGAAGGCGACGGTGAGCGCGCCGCCCACCTGAAGCCGCTGATGCCCCGCGGCGCCGACGTCGAAGGTCTGGGTGGAGCCGGCGGCGCCGGTGCCCTTATTGAGGGAGGAGAGGCCGCCGGCGGAGAGGGTGGTGGCGGAGAGGGAGAGGCCGTTGCCGATCTGCAGCTCCTCGAGGGCGCCACTGGTGCCGGAGCCGCGGCCGAGCAGGCGTTGGGAGGCGGCGGTGAGGCCGGAGGCGGTGGCTGCGCCGGTTGCGGCCTTGCCGGCGAGGGCGGTGGCGAGGCCGGAGACATCGGCGATGGCGTGGCCGTGGCCGGTGGCGGACTTGCCGTCGAGCGCCGCCTGAAGGCTGGTGACCTGCGCGATGCTGTGGCTGTGGCTGCTGGGGGCTTTACCGTCGAGCGTGCTTTGCAGGCTGGTCACATCGGCGATGGCGTGGCCGTGGCTGGCAGCGGCTTTGCCGTCCAGGGCGGCTTGCAGGCCCGAGGTGTCGCTGATCGCGTGGCCGTGGCTGGCAGCGGCCTTGCCGGCGAGGGCGGCGGTGAGGCCGGTGACGTCGCTGATCTCGTGGCTATGCGGGCCGCCGCTGCCGCCGCCCTCGGCGTTCAGCGTGCTGCCGTCGAGGGTGAGGCCGGTGCCGAGGGTGAGTTCTTGCACGGCACCGCCGCCGCTGCTGCTGCGGCCGAGCAGGCGCCCGGGTGCGGAGACGGTCAGGCCGGAGCTGCTGGCGGGGCCGGGCGCGATCTTGCCGTCGAGCGCGGTCTGCAGGCCGGAGATATCGGCAACGGCATGGCCGTGGCCCGCGGCAGACTTGCCGTCCAGCGCGGCTTGCAGCCCCGTGGTTTCGGCGATGGCGTGACTGTGGCTGCTCGCGGCCTTGCCGGCCAGGGCGGTGGAGAGGCCGGCGACATCGGCGATCTCGTGGCTGTGGCTGGTTGCGGCCTTGCCGGCGAGGGCGGCGGAGAGGCCGGTGACGTCGGCGATGTCGTGGCTGTGCGGGCCGGCGCCGGTGGCGGCGTTCAGCGTGCTGCCGTCCAACGTCAGGCCGGTGCCGAGGGTGACTTCCTGCACGGCACCGCCGCCGCTGCTGCTGCGGCCGAGCAGGCGGCCGGGGGCGGAGACGGTCAGGCCGGAGCTGCTGGCCGGGCCGGGCGCGATCTTGCCGTCGAGGGCGGTCTGGAGGCCTGAGACATCGGAGATGGCGTGGCCATGGCTGGTCGGGGCCTTGCCGGCGAGGGCGGCGGTGAGGCCCGTGACATCGGCGATGTCGTGGCTGTGCGGGCCGGCACCAGCGTCGGCGTTCAGCGTGCTGCCATCCAGCGAGAGGCCCGTGCCGAGCGCCAGCTCCTGCACGGGGCCGCCGCCGGCGCTGCTGCGGCCGAGCAGCCGCGCCGTGGTGGAGACGGTGAGGCCGGAGGTGGTTGCCGCGCCGGCGGCCGCCTTACCGTCCAGCACCGCCTGTAGCCCGGCCGTATCGGCGATGGCATGGCCATGTCCGGCGAGGGCTTTGCTGTCGAGCGCAGCCTGAAGGCCCGCCGTGTCGGCGATGGCGTGGCCGTGCCCGGCAGCGGCCTTGCTGTCGATCGCCGCCTGAAGACCAGCGGTGTCGCTGATGGCGTGGCTGTGGCTGGTCGCAGCCTTGCCGGCGAGGGCGGCGGCGAGGCCGGTGACGTCGGCAATGTCGTGGCTGTGCGGGCCGGCACCAGTCGCGGCGTTCAGCGTGCTGCCGTCGAGAGTGAGGCCGGTGCCGAGCGCAAGCTCCTGCACGGGGCCGCTGCCGGCGCTGCTGCGCCCCAGCAGCCGCCCCGTGGCCGAGACGGTGAGGCCGGAGGCGGTCGCCGCGCCGGCCGCGGCCTTGCCGTCCAGCACCGCCTGGAGCCCCGCCGTATCGGCAATGGCATGGCCATGTCCGGTCGCGGCCTTGCCATCCAGCACGGCTTGCAGCCCGGCCGTGTCGGCGATGGCGTGGCTGTGGTTCAGCGGCGCCTTGCTGTCGAGCGCCGCGGCGAGACCCGTGGTGTCGGCAATTCCGTGGCCGTGGTTCAGCGGTGCCTTGCTGTCGAGGGCGGCGCCGAGCCCCGTGGTGTCGGCGATGGCGTGGCCGTGGGCCGCGGCGGCCTTGCTGTCCAGGACCGCTTGCAGCCCGCCCGTGTCGGCGATGCTGTGGCCGTGGCTCAGGGACGCCTTGCTATCCAGCGCGGCGCCGAGCCCTGCCGTGTCCGCGACGCTGTGCCCATGCGCCGTGGCAGCCTTGCCGTCGAGGACGGCTTGCAGCCCCGACACATCGGCGATGGCGTGGGTATGCGGCCCGGCGCTGCCGCCGCCCGCCACGCTCAGCGTGCTGCCGTCCAGCGTCAGCCCGGTGCCCAGCGCCACTTCCTGCACCGGGCCACCGCCGGCGCTGCTGCGCCCCAGCAGCCGCGCCGTGGCCGAGACCGTGAGGCCGGAGGCGGTTGCCGCGCCGGCGGCGGCCTGGCCATCCAGCGCCGCTTGCAGGCCGGTGACCTGCGCGATCGTATGGCCATGCGTCGCCTGCAAGGCCTCCTGCACCGCGCTCAGCGGCGCCTGTTCCACCGCGCCGGTGTCGGGATTGGTGCCATAGACCGACAGCGCCAGCGGGTTCTCCGCGACCGGCAGTTCGGTGGCGTCCTGCACCAGGACAGGGCTTTGGATGAGGGTTCCACTCACGGCATGACTCCGCCGATGGCTCGGCCGTTCGGAAGGATGAGGATGGCGCCCTGCGACGTGGCGGCCGGCACCGCCTGGGCTGGCAGCAGCACGACGGCGCCCTCGGTCAGCAGAAAGGGCCGCTGCGCGACGCGGGCGATGGGCGAGATGACGACGCAGCGGGCGACAAAGCGGCCCGCCTCGGTGAGGGCCAGGCGCGCCGTGGCCTGGCCCGTGGCATCGGTGATCCGGCGCGGGGCGCGCAGTTCCAGCCCGCCGGGGGTGACGTAGGAGAGATGCGCCACCGCGCCCGGCAGCGGCGCATCGTCCAGATCGGTGACGCGGACCTCGATGACGATGCCGCTGCCCTGCACCGCGCGCGGCACCAGGTGGTCGCTGCTGTAGACGCGCAGCGTCACCCGCACATCGGTGATGACGGGCATGTAGCCTCCGGATTGGTGGATGTGCGCGCCGTGGCGCGCGAGGTCAGGCGGCCTCGGCCGCTATGCCGTCGGCCAGCAGCGTGTCGCGCTCGGCCGTGTCGATCAGGCCGGCGGCGAGCAGCGCGGTGACGCCGGCGGCGGTCTCGGCATCGTCGAGCTCGACGCGCTGGGCGGCGGCGAGGTCATCGAGCCAGACCTGGATGGAGGCATCGCCGGCCTCCATGGCGGAGGAGGCCGCGAGGGTGATGGCGGCGCGGCGCGCCGGCGACAGCCGGCGCCGAAAGGCCAGCGCGGAGATGCAGCGGATCGGCGGTGGCGCGGGCGGCGGCGGCGGGTCCTGAGCGATGGGCACGCCGTCGGGACCTGGCAGGATGCGCTGGCCGGCGGCCTGGGCGGCGATCAGCGCGGCGTGCTGTTCGCCGCTGAGGGCGATGGCATCGGCCGGCACGGCCTCGCCATGCAGCGCGGCCAGGTAAAAGCCGCCGGTGCTGGGGGCATAGAGATACATGGCGCCGCTCCTATCGGCCGATGGCGAGGTAGCTGCCGGTCATGGCGGTGGCGGTCTGGCGGCAGGAGAGTCCCATCATCACGCTGGTGAGGCTCGGTGCGCCGCTGTGCCAGGCATGTTCCTGCAAGCAGGCGCCGGAGACGTCATGCGCGATGCCGTAGACGCGCCAGCAGGCATTCGGAAAGGCGACCGGGAAGGTCACGAGGATGGTCGCATGCTCGGCGACGCCATCGACCAGGGCGCCCGTGGTGCCGCCAAAGCTGCCCCATTGCAGGATCAGACCGCCCGGCAGGCGCTGCCAGCCATTGGCCGCGAGGGTGCCGCCGCCGCCAAACAGGGCGGTGCAGGCGGCGAGGACCTGGGCGTGGTTGTTCCGGTCGGGCGTGATGCCGGCTGCCGCCAGGAAGCTCATCAGCTCCTCCTGGAGGGTGTTGAATTCGGCGGCACCAAAGATGCTGCCCAAGAGGCCGGCGCCGGGATTGCCGCTGGTGCCATAGCCAGGCGTGCCGACCGGGGCCGGTGCTGCCGGCAGCGACGGGACCTGGGTGCCGTTCGCGAGACGATACATCGCCGCTCCTACGCGTATTGAAAGATCAGGGTGGTGTGCAGCGGGGCGAGGGCGCGCATCTCGCATTCCAGCACCGCATTGCCCCAGGCGGCGAAGCGCTCGCCGAGGGTGGATTGCCCGAGCCGAAACGGGGTGACTGTTGTCAGCGGCGCCTGTACCGCCCAGGCATGCGCCCAGCTTTCGTCCTGGAGGTTCCCGCCCAGCCGCATGGCGCCGAGGCGGGAGGGGCCGAATTCGCGGATGGTGATGACGTAGCCCAGCGCGGCGGCCTGGCCGACCAGATAGGGGATGCTCTGGCCGCCGCGGGCGGTGAGCCGTGCGACCACCTGGCCGCGGCGCTCCTGGAGGCCGGGCGCGGGACCGGCGCAGGGGTCAGGCAGGCCCAGCGCGGCCTCCCATTCGGGCAGCAGCTCGAAGGCCGTGGCGGGGAAGGCATCGACCAGCAGGGCGCGCGCCCGGGCGCGCAGCCGGGCGGCGCCGGCAGCGAGGCCCGCCAGCACCCGTTCCTGGGTGGTGCCGGGGTGGCGGGGCCAGACCGGGCCGGTGGGCATCAGCGCCTGCGCGGCGGCCAGGTGCTCGGCCGGGCCACGTTCGACATCGGCCATGGTCAGGCGGGCCAGGTGATGAGGCCCAGCACCGGCAGGCGGCCGGTGGGGGCGGTGACCGGGACGAGGCCCGGCAGGGAGAATCGCTCCACCCCCGGCACGCCGTCGATCGCCGCGGAGATGGCGGAGGGGTAGATGGTGCCGCCGGGGATGCCCTCGCGGCGGAACATGCCGGTCAGGGCGGCGGTGATGGCGGCGCGGATGGCGGTGCTGTCGGCCGAGAGGTCGGCGATGGTCAGATGCACCGGATGGGCGATCGGGGCCACGACATAGACCAGGGCGGTCACGGGTTGCCGCTGCCGGATGTAGTCGGCGACCAGCAGCTGGTCGCCGGTGGCGGCGACGGCGCGGGGGTCGGAGGCGGCGACGCCGTCGGAGCCTTGGGGAAAGCCGGCATCGTCGGCGCGGGCATCGTCGAGCATGATGTGGACGGTGACGGTGCCGGCGGCGAGGCTGGCGTCCCAGGCGCGGGTGATGCCGGGGACTTCGCGCGCCCAGGCGGCGTAATCCCCGGCGGCGCCGCCCTTGGGTGGGTTGCGGTAGCGGTCCAGCATGCGCTGCCGGAAATCCTCCTCCGGCTCCTGATCGGCGCCGCCGGCGGCGGCGGTGGCCAGGGTGCCGGTGGCGAGGATGCCGCTGGCCGCGCCCATGAGGGTGACGGCGGCGCCGGCGAGCGCATTGCCGCTGGCGCCGGGTTCCTCGGCCGCGATGGGCACGGTGACGCTGCCTCCCGGTCCGACCGTGCCCAGCGCCGTGCTGCGATAGGCGACGCCATCCGCGGTGCGGCTGATGCGGGTACCCTCGGCGAGGATGGCGCCGGGCGTACCGGCGAAGGTCGCCGTGGCGGCGGCGGTCTCCATGTCCTTCCGAAAAATGCCGACGAGGGCGGCCCAAGCGACCAGGCGGGCGCCTGTGGCGGTGAGCGGATTGGCCTCGCGGGCGATCCAGTCGAGATAGCCGTAGAGGCCTTGCAGAAGGCCTGCCAGGACCTTGGCGAGGATGCCCAGCGGGGAGGCACGGAGAATGGTGGTGCTGCCGCTGGCGGCGGCCATATCGGCCCGCGCCTGCCGCAGCAGGGCGGTCAGGGTGGGACGCTCGAAGGCCATGGTCGGAGATCCCGTGTCAGATGCCCTGCCAGGCCCATTCGGCGCGGAGCGCGGCGCTGCGATGGGGCTGGTGGATGGTGATGGCGGCGCCCATGCGGCTGGGGCTGATCCAGCTGGTGCTGACCTCGACCTTGCGGGCGATGCCGTCCTCGATCAGCCAGGCGAGCGCCTCGCGGATGTAGTCGCGCGCGAGGTTGAGGGTTTCGGGCCGGCGCTTGGCGCGGCGCAGCAGCCAGAGGCGGGAGCCGATCGGGTCCTCGCCCAGGGCATTGCCCCACCAGCCCCGGCGGTCGGTCTCGCCCTGCGGCAGCACGTCATCCGCTGCGGCGCGTGCATCGGTGAAGAGGCTGATCATGACGGCGGTTTCGAGCGCCTGGGCGGTGACCAGTTCGCCGCCCTCGGTGAGCTGCCAGTCGCCCTGGGAGCGTTCAGCGTCCCAGATGATGGCGATGTCGGTCGCGGTCATGAGGGCGGCAGGGTTTCGCTGTCGGTCTCGGTGTGGGTATGGGCGTTGAAGCTGCGGCCGCTGATGACGACGTCCTCGGTCACGGTCAGGGCGCCCTCGATCGTCGTCATGGGGGCGTTGCGGAGCGTGATGGGCAGGCCGGCGCCGTCGATGACGATGCCGGCGCGGGTGAGGTGGATCTGCTGGCCCAGGTCGTCATGGATGACGGCCTCACCCTCCTCGATGTCGACCTGGTAGCGGCGGTCGTTCGTGGCGACGATGAAGCCGGCGGCGCGGTTGCCGCCGGGGAAGAGCACGACGACATCGGCGCCCACCTTGGGGCGCGAGGCAAAGCCATAGGCTTGCAGCAGCGGGGTTTCGTCGCGGATCTCCGCCGCGTCGAAGCGGACCTGCATGCGCCGTGCGCCACGGCCGCCGAGGGCGGTGCTGGCGGCCACGCGACCGATGGCGACCATGGACATCAGGCGCGCGTAGAGGCGATCGAGGCCGCCTGTCATGGCGCCAGCCCTCCGCCCTGGCGCAGCGCGTCCTGTACCTGCCAGTCGAAGGGGGCGAGGTAGGCGGGCTGGGGTTGGAAGGCTTCCTGCGGCATCAGGGTGAGGCGGGCATGGGTGCCCCGGCGGCCGCGCTCGAAGCTGACCTCGGAAATCAGCCACTCCACATCGGGTAGTTTCAGCGATGGCAGCTGCACCCGCGCCAGGCGGTTCGGTTGCCACAGGGCACCGGCGGCGTCGCGCCAGGAATCCGCGAGGATCTCCACCGCCTGGCTGCGCCCGAAGCGCCGCGCGCGCTCCCAGTCGACGCGGCGCTGGGCGATGTCGACGCCGTTCTGCAGCGTCTCCGCGATAACGATCAGCGGCCGGAAGCGCCGGCCCTGGCCGGGCGCATCGGCGCCGATGGTGATGTCGCGCGCGGTGGCGCGGGTGTTGAAGTCGGGCTGGGCGGCGCGGTCGAACTGCGCCAGCGTCTCCACCGGCATGAAGACCGCCTCGTAAAGGCTGTAGCGCCTGTCGTAGGCGCGGGTAACGCTGGCCTCCTCGACATTGCCACCCTCCTTGAAGCCGCTGGCCATGCGCGCGGTGCCGAGGCGGGCGAGGATCAGCCGGCCGTCCGGACCTTCATAGGCGAGGAAGTCGGAATGGCGGGCGATGCGGTCGATGATGTCCCAGGCGGTTTCGGTGAGGATGACGTTGAACTGCGGCACCACCTCGCCCTCGCCGGCGCGGGCATCGACCTCAATGCCGTAGATGGCGGCGAGCTGGGCGATGACCTGGCGCGAGCGGGCGCTGAGGATCTGGTTGGCGCTGCCGCGGAGATAGGCGGAGCAGTCGACCAGGTCCTGGCACTTGCCGCGGCCGGTGACGCGGATCTGTGTGCCGCCGCGCTTGCTGACAGAGATGGCGTAGCGGTCGACATAGCCGGTGAGGACCGTGTCGCCGCCGATGCGAAGGACGCAATCCATGCCGGGCTGGACGGGGACGGCGGGCTTGCCGGGATAGCGGTCGGTGACGACCAGGTCGAAGTCGCTGGGCATGCGTTCGATGCCGACGCCGATGCGGATCTCCTGCCAACCGGACAGCAGCTGGCCGCCGACCAGCAGCGCGACGTCACCGTCGTTGAGAGGCATGGAGAACTCCGGATAGAATGGCTACGAATCGGTTCGCAGAGGCGCGACCACAGGGTTCGAAAATCAAGCCTGATAGGCTCTAAGCGGCTGAGATGGGCGGGAAGCGGCTGTAGACGGTTGCCGCCAGAATGTCCGCCTCGCACGCTTGAGCGCGCATCGAAGCGGCCCGCCCGAGCTCGAGGGGGCCTGGTTATAAGCAGCATCGCTGGCACATCCAGCAAAGGGCCGAGGAAGCCTCCCCAACGTATCGCGACTTGTCCAGCGCAAGGCTTGCGTCGCGGATCTCCGGCGGGAAGGCAGTGGCGATTATGGCGACGCGCAGCGTGCCGCGAATGCCTTTGCCACCCGGTCCGTGGCCTTGGGTCAGGATGACGAAGTCCCATTGACTGCCAGAGGAAAGACCTGCCGCGAAAGCTCTCTGAGGACAGCCAACGGTCGCAGCGGTGGCACCAATCCGGGAACACCCTCAGCCTTCTGGCGGCCACAGGGATCCGCCCCCAGCGGGTGCACAATCGGCTCCCGCAATACCTACGCCGTTGATCTAGCTCGAATTGGACGACGGTGCAGGAATCCTGAATTTGCATCGACCTTCCAGTTCATAGTAGATGTCGCGCGATCGAATCGTTACACTGAAATTATCGACACGAGGTGGGGCGAGCGATGCCGACAGTATCCAGACAGCCCAACACACGAGGCTTTAAACGTCTGTCTTTTAATATCCTCTGGTCCTGGATGCGAAGGTTCCGACTTCTAGAGGTTCTTTTTGCTCTTATTGTTGCGTTTATTATGGCGTTCAATGTGGCATCAATAGAAAAGAAATGGTCTGAAGGAATTATATATTTTATTTCTATATTGGCAATTATTTTTGCGTTTAGGCAGGAGTCAACTTCAGATCGCACATTACAAAACGTTAGAGATATCGCTGGGTCCATGTCGACGTCTTTTGTCGGCATCTTTCCTGACACGCTGGAGGAAATTACTGATCTCGTCGACGGCTCAAGAGATTCACTGAAAATATTGGTCGATTATGTTGGTTACGGCCATTACTCGACACCTGAGACGCATAGTAAGTACATGTCGGCACTCGAGTCTGCCAAAAGAAGGGGAGTAAATATTGATATTTTAATCTATGACGTTCAGACCGCCCTGGATCAAACTTTTCAATTTCAATGGAACACCGAAGGTTTGGAGAGTGAGCTGAGATCGGAGAGGTTTGTCAACTATTTTAATGTTCACCCAGGACTACCTAAGCCAGAGTCGCCAGAAGAGTTTTTACGTTTTGTTTGCGGCAGGGAAGCCATTTTTCAAAGAAATCTTCTCACGTTGGGGGTATGCATCACGCAGATAAGAAATCACTCGCCTCTCTTCATGTGGGTGCGTGATTCAAAGGAGGCAATTTTTGCCTTCTCCGTAAGCACGCAGGAGGACAAATATAAAGAACTCACATTTCGGACTAGAGATGCATGGCTGATTAGCACATTTATATCAATGCTTCAAAGAACAAAAAATGATGCGGGCGCAGTAATGATGCTGAGTGATGCGGATAAATTCTCCCGAGATGTGGACGATATGGTAGCGGGGATGCTGGCCGAAAGATTGATGTCGGACTAATCTCGCCTTGGAAAGACGCCGAAGATTCGCCATTGCATATTTCGCGTTTATTATTGAATGTAAATCTTAATTTCTGCGGCGCGCGTTTCCGAGAAATGATTTGTTCTATCTATATTTGGCGCTACAATCGCATAAAAATTACAAGTATCTCCATAATCGAAAGTGAACTTCACCACGTTGAACGGGAAGAATGAGAAAAGTTCAGACTTGTTGATTCACAGTCTAGGAACAGGCGCCTGGCGCTTCGCTCGGCTCGGCAGCGCGATACCATCCAGCCGCTGTGCCAAGCCGCATGCATTGCTGGTTGCTGCATCGGCCCGCAGGCGATTTCCGGAAATGCTACCTAAGCCCCCAGCACCCTGAACGTCCCGCCGATGAAGTTCGGATCCTCGGCATCCGCCTGCTGGCTGACCTCATCCGCCCGGTTGAGGTCCTCGTAGAGCCGGTAGGCATGCACCAAGGCCGGCAGCGGCTCCGCCACCGTCACCGTCCGCAGCCGCGCCAGATCGGCCGCCCGCCGCGTCAGATCCTCCGCCACGGCGGCGCGCAGATCGCGGAGCGCCAGCGCCGTCGCATCCTCTCCCGCATCGGCCGCCACCACCTCCTC